GCAAAGCCGGAATACTGGCCGGCACATCACAAATGGTGCCCTACATGCAAATATCGCTGTTTGCAGCGAGCGGGCGTTTATGAGCGGGCGCGCGAGGGCTGGGCAAAGCATGGGACATACATTCCAGTATCTTCAACAGAAACGGAGATGAAGTAATATGCCATTACTCAATTACACAACCAAAGTAGATATCTACACGACATTAGGACAGATACAAGGCCAACTGGTCAAGCACGGCGCCAAAAAGATATTGCAGGACTATGACGACGGCGGGAGGATCACGTCTATCTCCTTTATGATTGACACGCCTTTTGGGACGCGCGGAATCCGCCTCCCTGCAAATGTGGACGCAGTACATAAAGTTCTGATAAGGCAAAAGATTAAATGTGACCGGGAGCAGGCCGAGCGGGTGGCATGGCGGATCGTCAAAGATTGAGTCGAAGCTCAGATGGCGATCTTGGAATCCGAAATGGTACAGATGGAGGAAATTTTTTTGCCATACATGATAGGCGCATCAGGGCAAACCTTCTTTGAAGCTTACCAAAACAATCAGTTACAAATTGAAAGGGAGTATAGCAAATGACAACATCCAAAGAATATTGCGATGTGATCTGCGACGCTATTGATACATATGGCCGAGAGGCGCAGACGGATATGTGCATTGAGGAGTGCAGTGAACTAATCAAGGCCCTACTCAAATTCCGGCGCTTACCACTGGAGGAGCGGCTTGCTGCAAAGGGCATGAAGGTCCTAGAAAATATCCAAGAGGAGATCGCAGATGTGCAAATCATGCTTTGGCAAATGGAATTGCTTTATGGGCATGGGTGCACGGAACATGAAATCGAGCGGAAGATAGATCGGCTAAAAGAGAGAATAGAAGGAATTAGAAAACCACATCAGGAGGAGAGCGGGATTGAGTAAACAGATTGAGGAAATCAACATCAAACTCCGTCCCTCAAATAATCAGGGGCTAATGCATGATAGCAGAGCCGACGCGCGTACTTGTATGGAGGCAATAAATATCTGCATCAAAAAAATTAATGAAATTGTGAAAATAGTAAATAAAATTCAGGCAGAGCCGGAATCGGCTCTAAAAGGGAGTGAGCGGGCGTGAATTATGAATACTATGCAATTGATAAAATGCAAAAGTATCATAGTAAACTTGTCGGAGTTAGAAATCTGGAGGAAGAACTTGCAGAGCTAAGAGAGCGTCAGACCTCGCTAAAAACCTGTAGCTTTGACGCACTGGCCGTTCCGGGATCCAGAATATCTCGCGCAGAAGATGCAATGATAAACCTGATTGCAAACATTGACGAGAAGGAACGGATCCTAAAGCAGAACAAACGAGAACTGCGCAGAGTGAAACGGGCGCTCTCTGCTCTGACGGAAAAAGAAAGAGAGGTTGCGACAGCCTTTTTTATTGATCAAGTGGAAAATCCAGTGGATTACCTCCGTAGGGAAAAACATTATGAACGAACATGGATTTATAACACCAGGCGTGATGCTATCAGGAAATTTGCTCGGGCTTTTTATGGTGCCGTAGACGATTGATTCTGACAGTCTACAACATATTCTGAGCGCGGACAAATCGCGGACGAAATATTTCAAAAAACGTGATATAATAAAAACCATAGAAAAGTGCATAAAGCAGAGGAAACGCCCGGTGAATTGCCGCGCGTTTCCTTTTTTTATAGGGATTTCTCAGAAATTAATATGGAGGGATTTAGATGCCGATGAAACCACTGCGGCCATGCAACTATCCGGGATGCACCGCGCTTACGCGGACTAGATATTGCGAAACTCATGCGGTGCGGTCAACGGTTCAGAGGCCTTCCGCTTATCAAAGAGGCTACACATACAAGTGGAGCAAACAAGCAAAGGAGTTTTTGCGTGCTCATCCTTGGTGCGCTGAGTGCGCGAAAATAGGTCAGCTCGTACCAGCGACGCAGGTCGATCATATTATTCCACACAAGGGGAACCAGAGTATCTTTTGGGACAAATCCAATTGGCAGGGATTATGTGACAGTCATCATAGTCAAAAAACGGCGCGAGAAGATGGAGGATTCGGGAGAAAAGCGAAATCAATCCCCCCCACCCAAACAAAATGACGATTTGCAAAGGGCAAGACCGTTCAGGCACCTCTGCGCAAAAAAAATTCCCACATCAGCCTTGCAATAGGAGTGTGATAAAAATGCCAACGCCGCCGAAACCGATAGTTGTACTGGAAACAGAAAAGAGATCCCATCGAACTAAAGCTGAAAAGGCCCAGAGAAAAAAGGCAGAAGAAGCTCTGCTTACTGGACAGGCAATGCGTGAAAAGCCACAGGTGAAGCAGAACAACATTGCCCACAAAGAGTTTCTGCGGATTAAAAAACTCCTTGAAAAAATCGATAAAAATGATGATTTAAATGCGAATGTTATTAACCGCTATTGTCAGATCTATGCCGAGTGCATTGACTTTGAAGAAAAACGCGAGATGTTTTGTCAGCGAGTTAAAGATTTTGAGGATAGTCCGGACATTGATCCGGATATTGACTATTTTAAAACCTTAGCGACCTTGCAAGCACAGGTAATCGCGATTGATAAACAAATTCAGGCGAAGCGCAAAATGATGCTTGATATCGAAAAAGAATGCTTGATGACCGTGGCGGCCGCCTTGCGGTCCATACCCAAAAAGCCAATTGAAGAAGAGGAGGATCCGATGCAGCAGCTTCTTCAGAGGCGTGCGCAGAGGTAGCAATGTACAATGAAGAATCCGCAGAATTCGTCTTAGATTTTATCCAATGTCTGAAGCACACTGATGGAAAGTGGGCAGGAAAGCCGTTTATTCCGATGGAATGGCAGGCAAAAGCCGTCCGGGAGTTCTACGGAACACTCAAAGAGGATGGATATCGGAAGTATGAATACCTTTACCTTGAAATTCCGAAGAAAAACGGCAAGTCGGAGTTGTCGGCAGCGCTAGGCCTCTACCACACCTTCGCCGATGGGGAGATTCGCGGAGAGGTGTATATCTGTGCCGCAGATAAACAAAATGCAAGCATCGTTTTTAACGTCGCCCTTGCCATGATCGAACAGTGTCCGTTTCTCAAAAAACGAGCAAAAATTCGGGAATCCACCAAGGAAATCATTGACAAAGAAACACAGACTATTATGAAAGTCATGTCCAGTGAGGCATTTTCAAAGCATGGTTACAAGCCTAGCTGCGTGATTTTCGACGAGTTGCACGCGCAACCAACCCGCGAACTATGGGACGTTATGACGTTTGGCGCAGGAGATGCACGTGAGCAGCCTGTCTGGATCGTACTGACGACAGCGGGTGATGATCCGGATCGTCAATCCATTGGATGGGAAATCCATAAACGGGCGCGTGGAATCTTAGAATTCCGAAAAGGTAATATTGATGGAAATGTCGATTACGAGAACTGGCTACCGTTCATATGGGGCATGCCAGATGATCCGGACGAATGTGCAAAAATCGATATATTCGATCCCAAAACGTGGTATGCTTGCAATCCCTCATTGGGTGAAACGCTCAAAGAAGAAAAGATTGCTTTGGAAGCAAAGCAGGCAAAAGGAAGCGAGGCGGAGGAGCGCAATTTTCGCTGGCTGCGTCTAAATCAGTGGATATCTACAAAGACGGTCGGATGGCTTCCAATTCCGTTATTTGATAAGTCAGAAAAAGAAATAACGTTTGAAACGCTGAAGGGAAAGACGTGCGTAGGAGGATTAGACCTATCTACCACAACAGATCTTACAGCGTTTGTTTTATTATTTCCGCCGCAAATTGGGCTAGATACCTGGTATGCGATCTTTAAAGCCTGGATAACGGAAGAAAAACTTACCGAGCGGGAAAAGAGAGATCACATGCCCTTCCGTGAATGGGCTGAAAAAGGATATGTTGAAATCACACCGGGCAATGTGATTGACTTTGATTTTATCGAAGGAGAGATCGTGAAATGCTGCGAAGAGTATCAAGTGAAGATGGTTGGGGCTGACCCATGGCTCAGCAGAAGTATCAGCCAGCACCTTGAAGGCGTAACAACGGTTGTTGAAATTCCGCAAACTATGCAGGGGCTGTCAGGCGCGATGAAGGAATTGGAAAAGCTGTTGCGAAAGCGGGTAATGAAACACCCGAAAAATCCGTGTGCACGCTGGTGCTTTGGAAACGTCAGGTGCGCGGTAGATGGAAATGAAAATATGAAGCCGATGAAAAATAAATCTATCGGCAGAATCGATATTGCGGTTGCCTGGATCATATCTATGGCGGCCTGGTTGTTATCGGATAAGGTGGTTGATAAAAATGCAGCGATTTTGGATAATAATTGGTCGATGTAAGACGGCACTGCTTAATGCAGTTCCGGATTTACTAGCCATTATTGGGGCAATTTTGATTGCTTATGGAATATCCATAATTTACCTCCCTGCCGCATGGATCGCTGCGGGAGCAGAGTGCATAGCGGGGGCTGTGATCTGGAGCCGCGGATATACCGGAACGGGAGGTGATGCGCCGTGATTTTTGACAGAGCCGTAAACCATAAAGCGTCTAATCAGGCACGCGCACCCAGCGGGACAACGCTGACACTTTCAGACGCAGCCTCATGGGATACGGGCACGATCAGCGAAAGCAAATCCATGAAGCTGTCGGCGGTGAACGCTTGCGTGGAAGTTTTATCAAACACCATCAGCAAATTGCCAGTTTACGTAATTGACGGGAATACAAAAGCAAAACTCAAGAACCATCCGCTGGCGCATCTTTTGTCAGTGCGCCCTAATGAGGCAATGACACCGAGCGTCGCCAAAAAGTTGACGCACTGCAATATCCTTTTGGGTGGAAACGGTTATCAGATCATCGTGCGGGATTCAATCAATGCAAGGCCGCGCGAACTGATCCCAGTTCCATATTACAGTATAGAGCCTTTCTTCGATACATCAGGGAAACTATGGTATTTATATACCAATCCGCGCACGGGAGAAATGCGCAGGCTCAATCAATTCGACGTACTCCACTACAAGGCGTATAGCGAAGATGGAATCACGGGAATTTCTGTGCTTACCCGCGCTCAGGAGACGATAAGCACGGCTAGAGCCGCGCAGCGGTACGAAAATAAATTTTACTCCATGAATGCACAGCCCTCCGGCGTGCTTACAATCGATACGAGCCTCGCCAAGGAAGCAAAAGACAAAGTGCGCGCCGAATGGGAAAGAATCCATAGCGGCGTAGACAATTCTTTTCGCACGGCAGTGCTGGACCTCGGTATGAAATACCAGCCGATATCAATTTCCAACAAAGATGCGCAGTTTATTGAGAGCAAGGCTGTCACAGTGGAAGATATTTCCCGCTTCTTCGGCGTGCCCCTTTATAAACTGGGTGCCGGGAAGCAGAGCTATGATTCAAACGAGCAAAACGGGATCGAATACATCTCCGGAACAATTCATCCCTACATCTCCCAATATGAGGAGGAGGACAGTTATAAACTACTCTTCGACAGCGAACTCAGCCGGGGCATGTGGATCAAGCGGAACATGATGGCGGAACTTCGCGGCGACAGCGAAAGCCGTGGAAGCTGGTACCGTAATATGCGAGAGATTGGTGCTTTCTCCGTCAATGATATCCGCGATCTAGAGGATATGCCGGATGTGGAAGGCGGAGACGCCCGGTATGCCAGCCTGAACTATGTGCCGCTCGACCAGTTTGCGCAGCTCAGCGAAAAACGCGCGGAGAACGGAGGCAAGAAATGAAGTTTTGGAATGTTGTAAAAAATGAGGAGACGGGTGCGCCGGAGATTCGTATCGAAGGCCCGATTCAGATGGAGGAGAGCCTTTGGGCGTGGATTTTCGGAGAAGAAGAGCAGACTGCCAAAGGAATCAGGGAGGAAATCCGCAAGATGGACGGTCAGGACATCACCGTCTGGATTAACTCGAACGGCGGCGAATGCATTGCGGCGTCCGTCATCTATACAGCCCTCAGAGAGCATAAGGGAAAGGTGACAGTTAAGGTGGATGGTAGCGCAATTTCCGCCGCGTCCGTCATTGCCATGGCGGGGGATGAAATTCTGATGTCACCCACGTCCGTTATGATGATTCACAATCCGCTGACCTACGCGGAGGGCGAAGTAAAGGACATGGAGAAAGCGATCAGAGTCCTTACGGAGGTCAAGGAGACGATCGTCAATGCCTATGCAGCCAAAACTGGAAAGCCGCGTGAGGAGATTTCCCGGCTCATGGATGAAGAAACATGGATGGGCGCAAAAAAAGCAGTCGATCTGGGATTTGCGGACGGCGTGCTCTTTTCCAAAGAGGAAACGGACGATAACACTATGAATGGGATCGTCCGGGGGATGCGCACTATCTATAACAGCCTGAGTAGTACTACGGTGAACACCGGCGAGTTACTCCGGCATCTGAAAGCAGTAAATCACGAAGCGTGGGAACTGGCGAGAGCCCAGTTAGCCATAGAACAAAACAGATTTTAAACAGGAGGACAAAACAGAATGGAACGCATTTATGAACTGAAAAACCGGCGCGCTAGTCTGCTTGATGAAGCGCAGAAAGCACTTGATGCGCACAGCATGGAAACGTACAACGCAAAAATGGATGAGATCAGAAATCTAAACACGGAAATTAGCGCACTAGAAGAATTGAATGTTGAAAAAGGCCGGTTTGAGGACAGCAACGCAAACATGGTGACGAAAGCGCAGGTTGCACAGCAGCAAAAAGAGGATCAGCAGGTAAAAAATAAACTGGATAAGGCGCGCAGCGGAAACGAGTACGTTAACGCCTTCGTAAATGCGCTTCGTGTCGGCGCGCGGGTAGGCCGTGACCGGAACGAGAAGTTGGAGCCGCTGTATAACGCGCTCTCCATCGGAGGAGGGGAACCAGCGGGCAGCGACGGTGGATTCCTTGTACCGGTGGAATTTGACGACATGATCCACCGCGTCATGAAGGATTATATCCGCCTTGCTGACTACTTCAAACTTGAGACGGTTAATGGCTTTACCGGATGGAGAGCGATCGAGACGACCGCGCTTCGCAAGCCCTTGCCGAAGATCGGCGAACTGGAAGAGATCGGTAAAACCGATCAGCCGAGTTTCCGTAAGATCGAATACTCGGTCGATAAATACGGTGATCGCATCGAGGTTTCGAGTGAGCTTTTGGCCGATAATACGGCGGGGCTACTCCAATACATCGCGGAATGGTTCGGGCCGCGCGTCGTTATGACGGAAAACGCCCTGCTGCTATCCCTGTTGGATGCGCTTACAGCTAAAAATTTTACGGCAGGTAAGGAAATGAAAGATCTGAAATCCTTGCTCAATAAGGGCCTGAACACGGCCATTTCCCGCAACGCTATGATTCTTACCAACGGCAACGGATACGACTTTTTTGATCAGCAGGAGGATAAAAACGGTCGCCCGATGCTTGTGCCGAACCCACAGGACCCGGACGTTTATCGATTTAAGAGCCGCCCGGTGGTATATGCAGATGCCGATCTAATCCCAAGCCGCACCGTAACGACAACGGGCGCGACCAAGGGTGATTATGATCCGGTATACGTTGGATTCTTTAAAGCGTTCGGAACGCTGTTCCGCCGCCAGGCGTTGGAGTTTAAGACAACAGATGTCGGCGGAGCAGCTTGGGAGCACGACACGACAGAACTGCGTGGCATCGTGCGCATGTGTGCGCGCACAGTAGATGCGGATGCAGCAGTCAAGCGCGAAATTTTCACGCCTGCATCTGCCTAAGAAAAACGATTGGAGGGATAGGCCTTGCAGAACGGCCTGATATCAGAGGCAGCGCTGAGCGATTATCTGGGAGTTGACGATGAATCATATGAGACTGTTAGTCTGCTCAGAGATGCGGCAATGGATGATCTTCGGCGCAGTACAGGAATCACAGAGCAACAGATCACGAATTTTGGCCTCGTAAACGAATATGTCATGTGCAGCGTCTATCTCTCCTTTTATGCAACCAGGGACGGAAGCCAGAATACGCAGTATGTGGAGAGCAGACGTAATCAAATCCTAAAAAAACTACAGTATGCGCCGGAAACGACTAGCCAGAGACGGAGGAGATCGAAATGATGCTTAGCGAGCGGGCAAATATCCTTACACTCCGGGAAATTGGGGGCGGAGTGCAATTTTCCTGGGTTCCCCAAGCATGCATCTGGTGCAAATCGGAACTAAAAACGCAGGGAAACATTTTTTCGAAAATCGGGATCAGTGCGCGAACAATTGTGTTTACTATGTACCGACGCAATATTACACCGAAAAATGCGCTACGTTGGAAGGGCCAATTTTGCTTTATTACCGACGTTGTCTCGGACGGAATCTATTTGATCGTGACCGCCGCTCTGGTGCAGCCGACCAGATGCATTGCCAAACGGATCGTTAGCAACACAGGAGATAATAACCTTGTCACGGAGGAAGAGCAATCGGTCGTCGGCTTTCCCGGGGTACTGACAGAAAAGTATTTGAATTACAGTAAAGATGAGCCACATGATGTCAACGAGATTACCTTCGTGCTCGTTACGCCGAAACAAGTCCAGCTAAAATCGGGGGATATCGTGATAACGGAAGAATGCAGTTATAGCGTTATTGCCTGCCATACGCTGGACGGGTATAAAAACGAGTACGAAATCCAACGAAGGAAGGATATCTGACATGCCAGAAATCCAACAGAACGGCCTAGATTCATTAGATCGATCCTTTCAGGAATTATTGAAAAAAACGCCAGAAAAGCGGAAGGAGTTACATGAACGCATTGCGGACCGCCTGAAAGAGACGATAGACGCAAAGATAGTAGAACGCTTGGATGATTCGGATGGAAAGGTACAAGGATGGCAAGAGAAAGCGGTAGGCAGTGGAGGGGGATACACTGCTATCCGTCCGAAAAAGGGCGAAACTGGAGATAACAGCCCGGGAGCAATCACAAACTATCTGGAGGGAGGGCACCGAATCAGCCCTCCAAGAGGGGGAAAAGATTATCATCCCCGCATCAACGTTCCATATGTAAAAGGTTACTTTTTCTATGAAGCAGCAGGTGATGAAGCTGAGCGGATCGCACTCGAAGAAGCCGAGCGATTTGCCGACGAACTGGCTGATATGCTAGAAAGGAGCCCATGATGCTGGGGCAATTGCAAATTGTAAAAGGGATTAATGCGGCCATTTACAGAGCTGGCATCGAGGGTGCTGCGTATATCCAGCGCTGTCCGGCAAATTTTGCAAGGCCATGCTATTACATCAGTGCCGTAAAGGAGGATGTGCGCTCGGATAACAAAAGGCTAGTGCATGTCACCTCTTATTTCACGATTACCTACTTCCCTCAACTGGTAAAACACCAGGAGTATTGTACGGCAGAAGCGCTACTCGTAGCACAAAACGCAGTTATGTCCGTTTTTCGGCCCGGATATTTGCAGATAGAGAATCGCGCAATCACTGTGCAATCTTCATCAGGTGGAATTGCAGAAGATCGTGTCTACATCGAGCTTCAGGCCGAATATTACGATGACCGCACAGAATTATCAGCGATAGCAGAAGAGCCAGTCGCAGACAACATAACGATTAATTTTGAATGAAAGGATGAGCAAATCAATGGGAATGCCAAGTATTGATGTTGTATTTACGGAAAAAGCAAACACATCGATCCGGATGGCGGAGCGTGGGATTATGGCGATTGCCGTCAAGGATGCATCCCAAGTGGAAAACGGGCAGGCGTATATGCTGCTCAGCGCCGCTGATATTCCGGAAACGCTGAGTGATGAAAATAAATCGTATATAGAACGTGGATTTATTGGTTACGTGAATCCGCCGCGTAAGATTTATCTTTATGTACTGCCGGAAGCAGTTGAGAATCTGAACGAAGCGCTGGCGTATTTTGAGACGGTCCGATTCGATTATCTGGTTGGGCCGCCCGATCTGGAGGAAACCGAAGCGGAGGAGGTTGAGAAATGGATCAAGGCACAATGGGGAAACGATAGCACACCCCGTGCTGTTTTGCCACACAAAGCTTCCGACTTTGCGCCTATCGTCAACTTTACGACGGACGAGATCAAAGCGGGTGACGATACATACACAGCGGCACAGTATTGCAGCCGCATGGCCGGGATGATCTGTGGAACGCCGCTTACCATTTCCTGCACGAGTGCGCCGCTACCCGAGGTCGAAGATGTTAAGCGAATGACAAGATCAGAGATGGATACCGCTGTGGATAACGGGGAATTCATCATCTGGCACGATGGAGAAAAGGTCAAAATCGGGCGCGGTGTCACCAGCCTCAAAACTGTGACGGAAAGGCAAGGCGTGTCATACAAAAAGATCAAAATTATAGATACAATTAGCCAGATAAAAACCGATCTGAAACTCACGCTTCAAGATACCTATCAGGGCAAGTATCCTAACAGCTATGATAACAAATGCCTCCTCATCACGGCACTCCAGAATTATTTCTCTGTTATGGAGCAGGAAGGCATCCTACAAGCCGGTTTCTCTACGGTGGAAATTGATATCGATAAGCAGCGTGCCTACCTTCGCGAGAATGGCGTTGACGTTGAAAGCATGAGCGAAGATGAAATCAAAAAGGCCGCAACAGGGTCACACGTCTTTTTGAAAGCATCTATCCATATTCTCGACGCAATTGAGGATATTGCAATCGAAATTACGATTTAAGGAGGGTAATGATTATGGCAAAGGGCATGGACAGCGATAAGCGGGTGATCAATGGTTCTCATGGAACTGTATGGTTATCTGGTGAAGAGGTAGGAGAAGCATATGGGCTCAAAGCTTCATCAAAATTCTCAAAAGAGCAGATTAAACGCGCTGGCGTGATGACAGTGGGGCATAAAACAACGAGCATCGAAAACACAGGGTCGCTCATGATGCACAAGACGAATTCGCGCATGGCATCCCTGATTTCTGAAAAAATCAAAAAAGGCGAGGATCCGCGTTTTACAATCGTAACGCTACTGGATGATCCAGACGCTTATGGTGCGGAGCGCGTTGCTCTATATGACGTATCCTTCGACGATGTGACGCTTGCTGACTGGGAGGCTGGAGCTGTCGGAAAAGTGGAATCGGCATTTACGTTTGGAGACTATAAGTTCTTGGATAAAATCTCAGTGAGGTGAGTGAAATGGATCAAACAATGGAACTACTGCTTGGAATGGGCGCACGCAAGCAGGCGGAAAAAGAAATCAAACTGCTTAGTCTCAGTGAGGAACTAGGAAAAGATGTGGTTTTCAAAATCCGTTCCTTGCCATACAACACGGTGGCGCGGCTGCGAGAAAAAGAAGATCAGAGCGATTTTTCTCTGCATGTTGTTCTTGAAGGCGTTGTGTCTCCGAACCTGCGCAGCGAAGAACTGATGCGAGCACATGACGCTCCAACACCAATCGAACTAATCAAAAGTATCCTTCGCCCGGGGGAAATCGAGGATATTTCTATTCAGATCGAAAAGCTTTCCGGATATCGAACCGATACAGTCAGGATAGTGGATGATATTAAAAAAAAGTAGAAACGGACAGAGAGATGCAACTTAGCTTCTGTCTTTTTCGGGATCACAATCTCCTTCCGTGGGACTTTTACCGTCTCCCGGAAGGATGGCGAATTGTTATCAGAGCGTTTTATGAAAAAGAACGCGGCGTGTAAAGGGTGAGAGCATGGGACGAGATATCAGCATCGCGGTGAGCGTCAAGGACAAGTATTCAGATGCAGTGACTAAGATGCAGTCAGCAAGCAAATCATTCACGAAGGATCTCGACGGAATGTATAAAAAGCTAGATACGCTGGATAAAGCACAATCTAGGCTAAAATCGGACACAGACAGCCTTAAAAAAGCCATGCAGGACGCGCAAAAGGAGTTCAAAAGAACAGGCGAAGAATCAAAGAGAATGGCGGCACAGGTTGCTAGCGATAAGTACGAAAATGCCAGACGAAATTTAAAGCTTGTTTCTGATGAAGCTAGATCAACCGCCAAAGAAATTAAATCCATGTCAGATGCCATCAGTAAGGCGGATAACCGCGCCGGAAGTTTAAAAAAAGTCATCGGTTCCAAAGGCTCGGAAGATACTGGAAAAAGTATCTTATCTTCTCTTGCAGGAGCGGGCATTGCCCAAATGATCGGAAACTCCTTGTCAGAGGGAGCGACAAGCGTTATTTCATCCGCGTTCGGAGACAGAGCCGGAACTATGTTCGGAACCACACTATCAAGCATCGCGCAGGGAGCGGCTATGGGAAGCGTTGCAGGAGCGAAAGGTGCAGCAGTTGGTGCAGCCGCAGGCGCAGTTTCCGGCATTATTTCTAGCGCAACTTACGACTTCTCCAACAAAAACGAAGCGTATAAAAGCGCGGTGCAGGAAGCATATACAACCGTCACGACCCAGCAGGCACAGGATCTAGAAAATGGAATTAAACTGGCTGGAAGTCGTGAGAAAACGCAGATGGCCTTCTCCACCATGATGAAAGATGATGGAAAGGCAAAAGCGTATCTGTCAGAGGTGAAAAAAATGGCGGATTATACGCCGTTCCTTTTTGACGATCTGACGGCAATGTCAAAAACGCTGCTTACCTACGGTTACAATGAAAAAGAAATGATTCCGCAGCTTACGAAAGTCGGGGACGCGGGCGCGGCGCTTGGCATGAATACCGAAGATATGAAGATGGTGGCAACAGCGATCGGGCGTATGAAATCTTCTGGGAAAACCACACTGGAGTATATCAACATCCTTCAGGAGCGCGGTGTTGATGCAATAGGCTACTTAGCACAAGCTGGGGGCATCAGCAAAGGAGAAGTGTACGAAAAAATCTCAAAAGGATTAATCCCTGGCGCGGAAGCTGCAAAAGCAATCTCCGACTATATGGGAAAAGCTTACGAAGGTGCGATGCAACTGCAAAGCACGTCGTTTGAGGGTATGCAAAGCACATTGCAGGGTCTGACTGAGAACTTGAACGCCGCAATGGGCGAAGGATACAATGAAGAGCGCAAGAAAGGTATGCAGGAGCAGATTGATTACCTCGGAGGTGAAATGGCGAAGGAACAGCAGGAAGCTTATAAATCAATCGGCCAATGGAAGGCGAGCCTTGAAAACGAGCGCGAGAAAGCGATGCGCGATGCCGTGCAAAGCGCGATGCAATCCGATGCATATCAAAAGGCCAAAGCGACGAAAAATGGCGCAGAAATGGGGCGCATTATGGCTGAAGCACAGATCGAAGGTGAAAACGCTTTTAAGGATACAGAAGGGTATAAAACAATGGTACAGGCCGAAAAAGGACTTGTAGGTAGTATCCAGAATTCTATGAAGCAGGATAAAACCTACTGGAACTATGGTTACGAGATGGGGCAAGAATTCAGCCGCGGATATTTGTCTGCCAGAGGGGCAAGCTACACCTCCTACGTTACGCCGGAGCATAGCAAACTGGGAGATCCCACTGAAGTGCTGGACAACGCTTTGAATCGACCGACCCTCCGAAACCCTTTCCAAAAGCCTTTTAATTCCAAGGCAATTGGAATACTGCGTGTCCCATATGATGGGTACCCAGCCCTCCTGCACGAGGGAGAAGAGGTGCGTACTGCGAGCGCCTCCCGTGCAGGAGATGATAGTCAGGGGTACATCATCAATATCAATAATCCTGTGGTACGGGAGGAACAGGACTTTTACAGGCTAACGCAGCAGATAGTAGGAGCGATCCGCCAACAGGCGGCGATCCAGGCGGGGTGATAAAGTGGAGCGCAAGGTTATTTTTAAAAATGAGACAAAAACTGAAGAGATTACTTTACCGATCACGCCGGAATCTTACCAGATGCAGCGCGGAATGAAAATTGAGACAGTAAATATCCACGCCTTGGGCGATGTCAGCCTTGCGGGATATACCGCCCTTGCATCTATCACAGTCGAGGCTGTTCTCCCGAGCCGAAAACGCTCGGAAATGGTTCCAGGAGCACGCACGAATCCGCAATATTATATTGATAAATTTTGGGAATGCACAACAAACCGCCACAAGCTACGTTACATCATCTCAGGAACAAAGTCGAACCTCCCTGTCTATTTAGAAAATCTGGAATACAGAGAAGATGACGGTACGAACGATATCAAAGTAACCCTGACTTTACGCGAGCGCAAGGAACTTAAAAAGCTACGCACGACAACCGTTAAAAAGAATAAACCTAGGGCGGCACCCGCTAAAAAATTGACGGTGCGCAGCTATAAGGTGGTGCGTGGTGATACCTTGTGGGGGATCTGCAATAGATTTTACAAGGAACCGACTCTTTGCTATAAACTTGCAAAATATAACGGCATAAAAAACGCAAACCTCATCTACGCTGGACAGGTCATCAAGATCCCGGAGGCATCAAAGCTATGAAGATCACAATTACGGGTGGCGGGAAGGCGACGGATGTCACGCAATATGTCACTACGGTGACCTGGAACGGAGACTATCAATCGTGTGCCCGAACACTAAGTTTCGGGATCCTCTCCTCCCCCACGGATCGCACAATTGAAAAGGTGCGCTGCGATCTGATGGATGCCGTCGCGTTTGACCATAATGGAAGGATTTTTGATGGCTATATCTTTCGGAGAGAGAAAAGCACGAATGAAAGCGAAATCACCATCACTTGTTTTGATAAGGGCTTCTATCTTAGAAAGATTACCGCGTCGTATAAATTTACGCGAACAACGCCTGAGACGATCACGCGCCGCGTCTGCGCAGACTATGGGATTCAGACTGGTAGTATCGCACGAACGGGCTTTACTTTATCGCGCAACTTCTTGGGGAAAAATTTATACGATATTATCCAAAGCGCCTATACGCTTGCCAGCAAATCAACTGGGAGAAAATATCAGATCCGATTTGAAGGCGGAAAACTTTCGGTACAAGAAAAAGGCGTTAACAGTAGCACGATTATCATCGAAGGCGGCGTAAATCTTATGGATTCCGCAATTTCGGAATCTGCGGAAAATGTTGTAACGCGCGTAAAAATCTACAGTAAGGATGATAAATTTGTCCGCAATGTGGACAATGCACAGGCTATGAAGCTTTACGGATTGATGCAGGAATACGTTAAACAATCAGAGGATGACAACGGACAGGCCCGCGCCAAGGAGATATTGAATGCTGGGACGTTAGAACAGAAGATAACGGTCAACGGAATCGGGGACACTCGTTGCACCACAGGAAATGCGGTTGTCGTTCAAGAACCATATACCGGAATCTATGGCCTATTTTACATTGATTCTGACACGCACACTTGGAAAAATGGGCAGTATTATATCAAACTTGTTCTAAATTTCAAAAATCTCATGGATGAAAAAGATGCGGGTGCCATTGAAAAGGCCAGTAAAAGCAAGGCAGGAAGTTCAAGCAACAAAAAATCAGAAGGCAGTGGAAGCTCATGGAGCTATGTCAATAAGCCTACATAAAAGGAGGAAGCGTTTATGCAGGATAACCCGTTTGCATCCATGCTTGAACTCATAAGGAACACTGTACAGGAGCAAAACACACCAGCCTTTCGCCTCGGCGAAGTTATCAGCGCTTCACCATTAAAAATCAATGTGATGGGTACGCCACAGGATCGAGATTCAATAGAAAAAAACGAGAGTATTAATGCCTTTTCGGTAGGCGAACGTGTCCTCCTTGCCTGCCTCGACGGAGATCAACGCTTTGTCGTGATTTGTAAGGTGGTGAGCGTGTAATGGATATATTTCCAATGGTGCAGCCGAATACGGAGGAAGCAGAGACAGATCCAGAATACCCGCTATATCGGGATGTCAAATGGGATTTGCGCGAAAATAAGCCGATCTTTAAAAACGGCGCGCCTGTTATCGTAGAGGGCCAGGAGGCAGTTCTCGGTTGGGTACTGCGTGCACTCTGCACGGAGAGGGACCGATATGAAATCTACTCAGAGGAATACGGCTGCGAAATCGAAATACTAATCGGCCAGCCTTATACCAAAGAACTGAAAGAGGCAGAGGCGGCACGGTATCTTGAAGAATGCCTGATTTGTAATCCGTATATTACGGGAGTGACGGATGTCGCGGCATCGTTCGAGGATGGCAGAATGGAGCTCTCATGCAGGATCTCAACGATTTATGGGAATGGTGAGGTGAGTATCAATGTATGAAGATTTGACGCCGGATGATATCCGAGAAGAAATCCTTACGAAGATACCGAATCTTGATACGAGGGAAGGTAGCTTTGTGAGCGATTTGACAGCCCCGGTCTCTAACGCGATCTATAACCTCTACATGGCGATGAATGCCCTAATTCCCATCGCATTTGTGGATGAGACAAGTGGCGAATTTATTGATAAAAGGGCTAGAGAATATGGCGTTATTAGAAAAGAAGGCGTAAAGGCTCGCGTGGTCTTACAATTCACCGGAGAGGATGGCGCAGTTGTGCCTATTGGCAGTGTTTTCACAACAAAAACTGGACTTGAATTTGTAACAATAGAAAACGTGAAAATTATGGATGGCGCAGCGAGGGCACAGGCAGAGGCTACCGAACCGGGGAGCCAATATAACGTAGACGCCGGTAGTATTACAGAGCAGTATCAAGTGATTGTGGGATTAATGAGCGTGACAAATGAGGCTGCTACGGGGGGGATTGACCACGAATCGGATGAAGCGCTAATGGAGAGGTTAAATCTATTAAGAAGGCGCCCAGCTACATCGGGGAACGCATATCACTACATCATGTGGGCGCTTGAAGTAGACGGCGTTGGTGGCGCAAAGGCAACGCCATTGGAAAATGGGCCAGGAACAGTTGGCATATTGATTGCTGGGCCGGATAAAGAGCCGGTTAGTAGTGAAATTGTAGAAAGCACGCTGGCACATATTGAACAGGAGCGTCCAATTGGCGCGCTGGTCACCGTAGAAAGCGCCCAACCGATTGCTGTGAATATTAGTGCATCTGTCAAGCTAAATGGACTTGTAGAATTATCTACAGTTCAAGAAATTTTGATTCAAAAAATGCAGCCTTTTCTTAGCAATCTGACAAAGATTTATTTTGAAGATCCAGAGTTAAAAGTTTACGAAGTACCGATCAACGCAGTAGGCGCAATCCTCATCGGAATAGAAGGCGTGCTGGATTACAATACCCTAAAAATAAACGGGGAGACTACTAATCTTATAATTGAGAAAAAGCAAGTGCCGGTTTTGGGGACGGTGAATCTCACATGAATCTGGTTGAAAAGATGCCTAATTATTATCATCAAAGCGAGGAAGTTTGCGCTATTGAGAAAGCCTTTGGGCAAGCGGTGGATCATGCCATGAGTGATCTGGAAGAATTACTAGAACAATGCTTTGTAGACACAGCGACTTGGGCTCTTCCTCTGTGGGAAGAAAGTGTCGGGATTGCGCCAGAAAAAGAAAAAGATATCTCCTATAGAAGAACACGAATCTTGAGCAAATTGCGCGGCGGAGGCACGGTCACAAAGGCAATGCTAAAAAACACAATAGAAAGCTTTTACAACGGAGAAGTAGATATCCTTGAATATCCAGCGGAACACCGGTTTGAAGTGAAATTTTTGAGCACCATCGGTGTTCCGCCTAATTTATCCGATGTAACACAGGCAATCGAAGAAACAAAGCCTGCGCATTTGGAATATTCTTATCTCATTTTATTTGTCCTGCACGAGGAGTTAATCCAATTTACACACCATCAGCTTACGGAAAAAACTCATGAACAGATTAGAAACGAGGCGGTTACAAATGACGGAAACAGAACACTTGCACCTAAAAAAACCCGGACAAGGTGATTATTATAACGTCGATGATTTTAACGGAAACGCTGATCTTATAGATACAAAGTTGAAGGAAATCGACGACAGTGTAGCCCAACCCTCCGGCATCGCCACTCTCGACAGCAGCGGCAAGCTTGCGCAGATGCCCACGGCGGCGGATGTGGGGGCGGTGCCGTCAATGCTTACGGATATCATATATGTTGATCAGGCAGACCCAGTGCCGCATTATGATAATCTGCGCAACTACATCACGCCGGGGCAACGTGTCCATATTGCTACCATAACCACCGCTATGAGCGTAGATAACTGCCCGGAGATGTCACCGGGGATGCTAGAGGTAACCGAGTACAACCATAGCGTTAAAACGGGGCAAACGCTGGCCATTATGCAACGCTTTACGTCGCAAATCAGCGGTATCACCTATACTTGCATACACACCCCTCAAAATGGATATTGGAGCAATTGGGCTAGTGGCGCGCTTAAACCTATGCAGCCGTATGTCTCCACCCAGCTAACAGGCAGCGGATATGTGTATTTTGCATGTTATGGACTGGACGCTGGGGCATATCTATTCTCCGCCTGCGGGAATTTTAATGCGGGCGGATCTGATCTATACAGGGCAACATATACCGCCATCATCCACATATCGTGCGACTACGATAGTGCCGCGAAACAGATCATAGCGCGTGTAAGGCATGCACCGTTACTGATTTCTGCTAACTTCGGGGACGCGTCGGATGAGAAATTTGATGTTGGGTTTAATAACATGGTCAAAACGATGCCGTGGTCGACGTGGCAAAGTGGAGGCGAACCGGGCAAAATCTACATTTCTGCCGCCAGCAGCACATCATCCAGTGTATCCGACTGGTCATGCAAACTACTCAAATTGATATAAGGAGGCCTAACAATGTCAATCGCAACCATCAAGGCCGTTATCGACGGCCAGACGTATCCATTAACCTTGTCGGAGGACGGGTATTATGTATTGGCGGGCACCGCGCCCGCCTTATCCTCTGCCAACGAGCCGGGCGGCTACTACGGCGTGCAGATTATCGCCACGGACGAGGCGGGCAATGAGACCACGATCAACCAGGAGGACGTGACGTGGGGTGATCAGCTGCAATTGGAGGTCTACGAGAGTACCAAGCCCACAGTCACGATCACCTACCCATCAGCGGACAGCCGGATCAATACCTGCACCCCGACCATCACCGCCCAACTGCGAGACAACGAT